TCGAGGTTGACGGCGGCTACTTCGTGGTCGGCTGGTTGATCGTCGGGACCATCGAACCATGAGCTTCGCAACGACCTAGAACCAGGACCGGGCGGGGGACGCCTTCCACGACTACCCCCGCCCGCAGCCCCTACCGAAGTCCCCCTGAACGGAGACGTGAGTGAGCGTAGATGAAGTGCCGGGGGCGACGCCGGACGCGGCCCCATGAGCGACCCGATCGAGGTCGTGCGTCAGCAGCTCGAGGCCAAGGGCTGCAACCCGCGCCAGCGGGGCGAGGACTACTCCGCCAAGTGCCCAGCGCACGAGGACCGCAGCCCGAGCCTCAGCGTCGCTACCGGGGACGGCGGCAAGGTGCTGCTGCACTGCTTCGCCGGGTGCTCCCACGTCGACATCGTCGCCGCCCTGGAGCTCAGGCAGAGCGACCTCTTCCCGCCTGAGACCAAGCTCGCAGGCGAGACGAAGCGTCTGGTGGCCACCTACACCTACGAGCTGGCCGACGGTACGCCCACCATCCAGGTGCAGCGGTACGAGCCCAAGGACTTCCGGCAGAGGCACTGGGACGGCCAGCGGTGGCAGTGGGGAGCCGGTGACGCCCCCAAGGTGCTGTTCAGGCTCCCGCACGTCCTGCGGGCCATCGCCGAGGGTGCCGACGTGTGGGTGGTCGAGGGCGAGAAGGACGTGCTGGCCATCGAGGCCACCGACCCCCACATCGTCGCCACGTGCAGCCTGGCCGGTGCAGGGAAGTGGAGCCCCGATGACGCCACCACCCTGCGTGGTGCCAAGGTGGTCCACGTCATCGCTGATAGCGATAGCCCGGGGCGCAGGCACGCCAAGGACGTGGTCAAGAGCCTGATCGGGCACGTGGGTGAGGTGCAGGTCTGGGAGGCCCCAGGCGACGCCAAGGACGCTGCGGACCATCTGGCAGCCGGGCACGACCTCGACGACCTGGTGCTCGTGTGGGCCGACGACGAGGGCGCCCAGAGCCTCTACGGGGACCTCGACGGCGAGGACTACCAAGATCACGCGGCCGACGGTACGCATTCCACGCGGCTGATGACGACGGCACAGCTGCTCGCCCGCAAGCCTCCGCCGATGCTGATCGACGGGTGGCTCTCGGTGGGCGCCACGGGGCTGATCCAGGGGCCGTCGGGCGTCGGGAAGAGCTTCATCGCCATCGATATGGCGCTCAGCGTCGCCAGTGGCCAGCGGTGGCTCCAGACCTATGACGTGGTGGCCCCAGGGCCGGTGCTGTACGTCATGGGCGAAGGCGGCTGGGGCATGGGCTCGAGGATCGACGCCTGGGGCGAGGATCGCGGCCTGGAGGTCCCAGGGCTCCCTGTGTGGTGGCTCGACGACGCCGTGAACCTGTCGGACCCGGGCTCGGTGGCGGTGCTGCTGACCGAGATGGCGCAGATGGGCGTCGAGCCACGCCTGGTCATCTTCGACACCCTGGCCCGCTGCGCCGTAGGGGCGGATGAGAACAGCGCCTCGGACATGGGCACCGTCATGGAGCAGGTGACCCACGTCGGCAAGGAGACGGGCGCTGCGGTCCTGGCGCTGCACCACACGGGCAAGGACGCCAGCCGTGGGGCTCGTGGGAGCTCGGCCATCAAGGGCGCCATCGACACGGCGATCGAGGTCACGGGCGACAGCCTGCGGATGGAGATGCGGGCCGAGAAGCAGCGAGACATGGCGCCTGGGGCGACGACGATCCTGCGGCTCGAGGAGGTGGGCTGGAGCGCCGTGCCGAGGGTCTATGACCCGGGGACGCGCGATGAGCCGGTGCGAATGAACGCCCTCGACATGGAGATATGGGCGTCGTTCCTCAAGGCCGGGAGGCCCATCACGAGGGCCGAATGGGTCTCAAGATGCGCTGAGACAGCGTCTCGTGCGGCGGTCCATCGGGTGGCTACACGGATGATCGAGTCTCAGCGTGTCTCAGAAATCAAGGATGGCAGCACCACCCTTCTTGCCCTTATCCCCCAAGGGGAAGCGTGAATCTGTCTCAGCGTCTCAGAAGTGTCTCAGCGTCTCTGAGACAACCCGGCCCATCTCTGTCTCAGTCTCAGCCCCCCTTTAGGGGCTGAGACTGAGACAAGCCCACCTGATCCAACCCCCTGAACCCACCTTCCACCCCTGCGAACGGAGACCCCCGATCATGACCCCACGCCTTCCATTCCCGAATGCCGTCGAGCTGACCGACTGGGTGCGACATGCCCAGCGCCTCATCGACGATGTGGCCGACGGCACGATGGCCGAGCTCATCCGACGGGCCTCGATCACCTCGACCCCCGACGCCTACCCCTCGAGCACCCTGGGCGATGGTGGGAGCCGAGGCAGCGACGCCACGTCGTCCACCGAGCGGGCAGCCATGGCGAGGGCCATGCCCGACCAGGTGACCGATGGCGCCAACGCTGTCATCGCCAAGATCCGAGAGGCCGTCGAGCTGCTGGCGTGGGCCAGGCACGGTGCATCCTCGACCCTCGCCCTCGGCGAGATGGACCGAGGCAGGCAGTCGGTGCTGGTGGACTGCTGCGAGATCAACTGCGAGGACGTGGCCACCAAGGCAGGGCGGTGCCAGCCATGCCACCTGTGGCACCACAAGCACCTCGCCAAGGGTGACGATCGGCCGGTGCCGAGGGACGTGATCCAGCAGCGCATCCTGCGCCGAGACTCGACCGCAGGGTAGGGCTTGACACGTGATACCGATTTCAGGTACCTTCCTGCTAGTGGTCCAGGTCTATGCCTGGGCCACCGGCGCGTCCATACAGATGGTCCGATGACCAAGCCACGGCGGCCATGCATCGAGGCGGGGTGCCCTCAACTCACCCCCCCTGGTGGCACGAGGTGCCCCACCCACGAGCAGGCCAAGCAGCGAAGCCGCAACGAGGCTCGTCCTTGGTACCGGGACCCTGCCTACCAGCAGGCCAGGCGGGAGCTGGCAGCCACCCCCCTGGCTACCTGCCACATCTGCGGTGAGTACGCACGCATCGATGACCCGATGACGCTGGACCATGTGCTGCCTGCCAGTACCCATGGCGGCGAGGGTCCATGGCTACCTGCTCACCGCTCCTGCAACAGTAGCAGAGGTGCAGGCCCGGTGACTGACCGAGGCACGAGCACGTGATCGACGAGCGAGTGCACGATGTGTGCAGCTCAGTGCGTATGCACGGGTGGTAGGGGGGCGGCCAACCATCGTCGTTCACACCTGCGGGGTGTAAACCCCACGTCCCCGTGATCGCTGTGCGGTTGATGTCTCAACATTTCCGCTAGGCGTATCGCGGACGAGATCCAAGAACGTAAGTGGCCGGGCGCTGCGACAACAGCCCCGGCCGTGGTCAACACCTGGAAGGGGTGCCGACATGATTGACATTACCACCACCTGCCGTTCGTGTGGTCTGATCTTCCAGCACAAGAGGAGTCGACCCCAAGGGCGACGCCGAGAGTTCTGTGACCAGTGCAACCTCGCACGGCATTACCCGTCGTGGTCAGCGGACATCGAGCGGCGTCGGGGTCGCACCTGCGCCACCTGCGCCCGGGTGTTCTTCGCACCGACCATCTCCAGCAACTTCTGCTCCAAGCGGTGCGGCTACTACTGGCGGGACTTCACCAAGAGCGCCCGCCGCGCCAGGCTGAACGCCACACAGTCCCCGATCTACTGGTACCCCTGCATCGACTGCGGTGTGACCGTCTACTACGGACGCCGATGGTCATCGACTCCCAAGTGCTCCGGGTGCAAGCGAGCGACGGCCAGGGACAACAACCGCCGCAAGAACACGAAGCGCAAGGGCGCCGGCCGAGGTGACTACACCATGGCCGAGATCGCCGAGCGTGACGACGCCACATGTCACCTCTGCAACCGCAAGGTGGACATGACCCTCTCCGGCATGGTCCCGATGGGTCCGACCATCGACCACCTCGTCCCCGTCGCCCGTGGCGGCATCGACGACCGGGCCAACGTCAAGCTGGCGCACCGTCGCTGCAACGGGTCCCGAGGCACGGGCGGCACCGTCCAACTACTCCTCGTGGGGTGAAGCCATGCCTCCAGGTGGAAAGCCCAAGTCCCCAGGTACAGCGACCCACCGCAACGCCGTGGCCCACCCCTGGAACCACGCCACCGAGTCAGGCTGGCAGCACGGCGACATCCCCGCCCCACCAGAGGGCCTCATGCCCGCAAGCCTCGCCATGTGGGCCGACTGGTTCGGCTCATGGTGGGCCTCGTTCTGGCAGGCCGAGGACGCCGGCATGATCCGGCAGGTCATCACCCTCTACGACCAGGTCGAGCGCGGCGACTACTCGGCGGTGACCAAGCTCCTGCCGCTCGTCGACCGATACGGCATCACCCCCAAGGGTCGCCAAGACCTGCGATGGGCTCCGCCCGTCGGCGTGACCGACGACGGCGCCGACGACCTGGCTGACCAGCTCACCGCTCGACGGGAGGCCCGCCGTGCCCGTCTCAAGACTGGTTCCTGACGAGACCTTCCCTAGCCTCGGCTGGGAGATCATCGACTGGATCGAGACCTACCTCTGCCACGGCCCCGGCGACGTGGCCGGGCAGCCGATCGAGCTGGACGACGAGTTCGCCCGCTTCATCATCGACGCCTACCGCATCTACCCGAAGGGTCACGCCGACGAGGGTCGCCGCGTCGTCACCGACGCCGAGCTGAGCAGGGCCAAGGGCCGGGCCAAGTCCGAGCTCGCCGGCATGATCGTGTGCGCCGAGTTCCTCGGCCCGGTGCGCTTCGACCGCTGGGACGAGGACGGCGAGCCGATCGGGAAGCCCGTCACATACCCCTTCATCCGGTGCCTCGCCACCGAGGAGACCCAGGCCGGCAACACCTACGACAACGTCCTGATGATGCTGGCCCACGGGCTCGAGCATCACCCCTCGGTCTTCGAGGGGGTCGACGTTGGCCGCACGAGGATCTACCTCACCACGGGCGGTGGTGGCGAGATCCGACCGTCCACCGCCTCCTCGTCCTCGAAGGACGGCGGCAAGGAGTCCTTCGTCGTCGCCGACGAGACCCACCTCTACGTGCTCCCAGAGCTGCGCTCCATGTTCCGCATGGTGAGCCGCAACCTCCGCAAGCGGCGCGACGCCCAGCCGTGGATCCTCTCCACGACGACCCAGTTCCAGCCCGGCCAGGACAGCGTGGCTGAGGGCAACAGGGAAGAGGCCGAGGCGCAGCTCACCGGCAAGCGACCCCGCCGAGCGTCGTTCATGTGGGACCACCGTGAGGGCCACGAGGTCGCCGACTGGGACGACGACGACGAGGTCATGGCCTCGCTTGTCGAGGCCTACGGCTCCGCCACGCACATGCCCCTGGAGTCAATCCTTCAGGACGAGATCCGCCACCACGGCTCCACCCGAGCCGAGGCGTGCCGGTACTGGCTGAACCAGCGCCACGCAGGCGACGGCAAGGCCATCGACCCGATCCAGTGGGACGCACTGGCAGATCCCATGCGTCACATCTCCGACGGTGCCCGGGTGATCCTCGGCTTCGACGGATCGAAGACCAACGACTCGACCGCCCTGCTGGCGTGGGACGTGGACGGGGACAAGCCTCACCTCTTCACCCTCGGCCTGTGGGAGCGCCCACGTGGCGCCTCGTCGGATTGGTGCGTTCCTCGCCACGAGGTCGACGGCGTCCTCGCCCAAGCCTTCGACCGATTCGACGTGCTCCAGCTCGTCGCCGACCCCCCGGGCTGGCGTGACGAGATCAGCCGGTGGATCGGCCTGTACGGCGACGACCGGGTGATCGGCTTCGACACCAACTCGCCCAAGCGCATGGGCGAGGCCGTCGAGCGGTTCATCGACGAGGCCGTACCGCTCGGCACCTTCACCCACGACGGCGACCCGTCCGTGCGCCGGCACGCCACCAACGCCGTGCGCTCGGTGAGTCGTGGCGGCTTCTCGGCGGTCTACAAGCCGAAGACCACGCTCAAGATCGACGCCCTGGTGGCGGCGATCGTCGCGTGGCAGTTCGTGCTCCTGGCCCCGGAACCTGACCCCGACGTGGCCCCCATGGCCATCTGGCTCGACTGATGGAGAAGCGATGCGACCCCTCGACTACGCCTGCCTCCTCCTCGCATCGGCGCTCGTGGTGGGCGGCATCGCCCTGGTGGCCATTCCGCTCTCGCTGGTTGCGTCTGGCCTGATCCTCGGGGCGGCCTGGTACTTCCTGGTCGATGACGCATGAGCCGGCTCTCCGCCCGGCGCTCGACGCGCGCACCCGACGAGCGCCTGTCGATGAGCGGCTACGCCGACATGGTCAACGAGTACATGACCTTCGGCGGGAACACCTACCAGGGCATCCCGATGACCGGCATCGGCAAGGGCACGCAGATCCCGGCCGACTACGCAGGCCACGCCAACGCCATCAAGTCCTCGTCCATCCTCTTCGCCGCCATCTCCGCCCACGTCCGGGTGGGCTCGCAGGCGATGTTCTGCTTCCAGCGCCTCAGCAACGGACCGGGCGAGACCTTCACCTCCGCCGCCCTGGCCCCGCTCGAGGACCCCTGGCCCGGAGCGACGACCGCCGAGTACATCGCCCGCCGCATCACCGACGTGGACCTGGCCGGGAACAGCTACGTCGCCAAGCGCAGCGGTGGTCGACTGGCCTGGCTTCGCCCCGACTGGGTGAGCATCGCCGTCTCGTCGCCCGACCGTGACGACGCCGAGGGCTACCACCCCGACGCCGAGGTCATCGGCTACTGGTACACGCCGGGCGGCGACCCGCTGCGTCGGTCCCCGATCTACTACGACGTGACCGAGGTCTCGCACTGGTCCCCGTTCCCTGACCCGGAGCGTCGCTTCGTCGGCATGTCCCCGGTGACGCCGGTCCTGCAAGAGATCGGCGTCGACTCGAAGCTCACCAACTACAAGGCGTCGTACCTCGACAACAGCGCCACGCCGAACATGGCGGTCTCACCCAAGGCTCCGATGACCAAGGAGCAGGCCGAGATCTTCATGGCCGTGCTGAACCAGTCGAGCAAGGGCCGCCGCAACGCCGGTCGGACCATGTTCCTCAACGGCGCTGACCTCACCGTCGTCGGTGCTGACCTCAAGGCCCTGGATCTCAAGCAGGTCCAGGGTGCCCTGGAGTCCCGCCTCGCTGCCGCCCTCGGCGTCCCTGCGGGCCTCGTGGGCTTCTCAGAGGGCATGGCGGCCAACACCTACAGCAACCTCGGCCAAGCCCGCCGCATCCTCAGTGACGTGCACCTGTCCTTCTACTGGGCGTCGCTCTGCGCCGCCTCGTCGAAGCTCGTCGCCGTCCCCGCTTCCTCTCGCCTCTGGTACGACACTAAGGGCGTCCCCTTCATGCGTGACGACGCCGACATGGCGGCATCGGTCCAGGCGTCCGAGGCGCAGACGATCCGCACCCTGACCGACGGCGGCTTCGATCCCGCCAGCGTGGTGGAGGCAATCCGAGCCGACGGCGACTGGTCGCGGCTCCAGCACACCGGGCTGCTCTCCGTGCAGCTCGTACCGCCGGGCGAGTCCGGTGGTGCTGGTGGTCCCAGTGATCCCGAGGTGAACAGCACGCCCGTCGACGACCTCTCGGTCCTCGACCTAGCGCTGGCGCTCCAGAAGCTCTACCTCTCCGTCGGCGTCATCATCACCGCCGAAGAGGCCAGGGAGATCCTGAACCGTGGTGGCGCCGGACTGACCGGCCCCTCACCCGTGGCGGAAGCCACCCCAGCGCCGCCCCCGGCCTGACCCCTCCATCCCCTCGACCCGAGGACGTGTCCGATGTCTGCTCCCACCTCTCGACTGGCGCGCGCCTGGGTCCCCGGTGACTCGTGCCGCACCGTCGACTCCGACGTTGACGACGGTCGCCTCGCCACCCTCGAGGGCTACCTCTCGAAGTTCGGCGTGACCTACGAGGTCAACTCCGTGCGTGAGGGTCGCTTCATCGAGCAGGTCGCCCCTGGCGCCTTCGCCAAGACCATCGCCGAGCGCGGCGATCAGGTCGTCCCCCTCTACCAGCACGGGCACGACCCGCAGCTTGGCCAGAAGGTGCTCGGCCAGGTCGAGGAGCTCCGCGAGGACGAGCACGGCGTCTACTACCGGGTCGCCCTCGATGACACCTCGTACAACCGGGACCTCCTGCCGGCGCTCAAGCGTGGGCAGTACGGCGCGTCGTTCATGTTCGATGCCCTCGCCGACACCTGGGACGACAAGCCCAAGCGGTCCTCGTGGAATCCCGAGGGCCTGCCCGTCCGCACCTTGACCGAGGTCCGACTCTACGAGTTCGGCCCCGTCACCTTCCCAGCGTCCAGCGCAGCGACGGCCAAGGCCCGCTCGCTCTGCGACGACCTGGCACCCGCTCCCACTCGCACGGCTGAGACCGACCCCGATCAGGTCGCCCCAGTCGCCGCGGACCCCGACGAGACCGAGCCGCCTGTGGCACTCGGGCTGTCGCACCCGGAGCGCAGCGCCCTGCTGCGTTCCTTCCAGCTTCAGTCCCGAAAGGACACCACATGACCATCGAAGAGCTGCGTGCGCGGCTCGTCGAGGTCGAGGCCCGGCTGGCCGCCATCCACGAGGATGCTGGCGAGACCCGGTCCCTGACCACCGATGAGACCGCCGAGTGGGACGCCCTCGCTTCCGAGCGCGCCACCCTCGCCACCGACATCGAGGCCCGCGAGGCCCGTGCCGCCCTGGCTGCGACGATCGTGCCCGCCAAGGGCTCGTTCACCGCTCCCAACGTCATCATCCCGCAGGCGACCCCCGACGAGGTCGACCTCCGCACGGCGACGCCTGGTGAGGTCCGTGACCTCGCCCTGGCGCACATCGAGCGCAAGGTCAACGGCCACGGCCCGGTCTCGCGTGAGGATGCCCAGGAGAACGCAGAGCGCATCGTCCGCTCGGTCTCCGGTGCGGACCGCCACGTCGTCGCCTACGGCGGCGCCACCTACGAGTCGGCGTTCAGCAAGACCATGACCGGCCGTGCGAACGACCTGCTCCCTGAGGAGCGCGCTGCGCTCGCCAGCGAGTCGGCGTCGGCTGGTGGCTACCTGGTGCCGACGCACCTCGACCCGACGGTCATCCTGACCAACTCGGGCATCTCCCACCCGTACCGCAACATCTCCAAGACGGTCACCCTCGGCCCCGGCCAGGACAACAGCTGGCAGGGCGTGAGCTCGGCCGGCGTGACCTTCTCGTGGGATGCAGAGCTGGCCGAGGTCAGCGATGACTCGCCGACGTTCGCCCAGCCGACGATCAACGTCGAGAAGATGCAGGGCTTCGTCCAGGCCTCCAACGAGGCCATCACCGACATCGCTGGGCTCGAGTCGCTCATCATGCCGCTGATCTACGACGGCATCGACCGCCTCGAGGGCGCTGCGTTCTCGACGGGCTCTGGCTCCGGTCAGCCCTACGGCATCTTCACGGCGCTCGACGCGAACACCAACGTGGAGCTGAGCAACACGACCGCCGCCACCCTCGGCGCCGTGGACCTCTACGCCGCGTACAAGTTCCCGGGCATCCGGTTCCGCTCGAACGCCTCGTGGGTCTCCCACGTTCTGGTGCAGAACACCGTGCGCCAGCTTGGCACCGTTGACGCGAATTTTACGGTCAACATCATGGCGGGCGGCATCCCCGAGCTGTTCGGGCGTCCGTACTACGAGGACACCAGCGCCCCGCAGGGCCACGTCTTCACCACAGCGGTGGAGAACTGGCTCGTCTTCGGCGACTTCAGCAACTACGTGATCGTGGACAAGATCGGGACGCGGATGCAGTACATCCCCTTCCTGCTCAACACGAGCAACAACCTCCCCGACGACCGGGTGGGCTGGCACGTGACGAAGCGCCTGGGTGCGGACAGCGTCAACGACGTTGCGTTCGTGCTCCTGCAGGACAAGACCTCGGCCTGATCGGCCTAGGCACCGCGATGACGAGGGCAGGGGCTTCGGTCCCTGCCCTCGTCGCGCACCCCCTGAACATGACTGGGAGGTCATCACCATGCAATACCGAGCAAACCAGACCATCGCCATCGCCGACCCTGCGGGCCACATGCGCCCCGTCGCTGCCGGCGACCTGATCGACGGCGACGACGAGCGCAACGCCTGGCTCGTCAAGGACTTCGCCTGGCTCCTCGACGCCATGGACGACGCCCCCGAGCGCGCCACCTCCGCGCCCGGTGAGAAGCGCACGACGCGCCGCAAGGCGACCGACTCCCCCGAGGCGTGAGCGGCGGCGACCTGGTCGCCATCGGCTACATCACCGAGGGCTCCCAGGACTTCCACTTCACCCTGTCGCTCGACGACGCCATGCGCTACGACGCCGAGCACGAGCAGCAGCTCGCCTGGCCTCCGATCCGCAACCAGTCCGGCGTCGACCTGAGCCTGGGCCGCAATCAGGTCGTCGAGGCGTTCCTCGGCACCGAGGCCCAGTGGCTCCTGTTCATCGACACGGACATGGGCTTCGCTCCCGACGCCATCTCCCGGCTGCGGGCTTCCGCTGACCCTGAGACCCGTCCGGTGGTCGGAGGCTTGTGCTTCGGCATCAAGCGTGCCGAGATCACCGCCGAGCACGGCTACCACGTCAACCCGCACCCGACCCTCTACCAGTGGGTCGAGCGTGAGTCCGACGCAGGCTTCTCGGCGATCGTCGACTACCAGCGCGACACCGTGCAGCAGGTCCACGGGACCGGCGCTGCCTTCCTCCTCATCCATCGCTCCGTGCTGGAGCGCATGGGTGCCGAGCAGGGTCCCCGCTGGTTCAGCCTGGCGGGCCACCCGAAGGCACCTCAGGGCTTCTCAGAGGACATGAGCTTCTGCCTCCGTCTGCTCGGCCTAGGCATCCCGCTCTTCGTCGACACCTCGGTCAAGACCTGCCACGCCAAGAAGCTCATGATCGACGAGTGGTGCTTCGACAACTGGCCCCGCCTGCGCCCACCGTGCGACGTGGTGATCCCCGTCAAGGACCACCTCGAGGTCACGCAGGGGATCATCGAGCAGCTCTCGGTGCACCCCGGCGTCGGCAACGTCTACGTCTTCGACAACGGCTCTGGCCCTGAGACCGCCGACTACCTGCGCTCGCAGACCTTCGCCAAGGTCATCGACGCCGCTGGCCTCAACATCCACCAGATGTGGAACCAGGGCCTCGACCTGTGCACGCCCGGGCGCCCGGTGGCGGTCCTCAACAACGACCTCCGCCTCGGCCCCGAGATGTTCCTCCGCACCCTGGAGGCGATGGAGAACGGCCTGTCGGTCGTCTGCCCGAACTACGACGGCCGCCCCGGCGTCGGCATCGAGCGGGTGCACGGCATCTGCGCCGGTCGCTACGACGGCACGGGTGGCCTGGCTGGGTTCGCCATGTTCCTGAACCCGCTCGTCGCGTCCACCTACCGCTTCCCCGAGGAGCTGGAGTGGTGGGGCGGGGACAACGACCTCTGCTCGTGGCTGGAGTCAGAGGGCCTCGCCTACGGGATCGCGCTGGGCGCATCGGTCGAGCACCTCGACGGTGGCTCGGTCACCTTCCGTGAGCTGGAGGGCTACGACCCGACCGAGGACCTGCGCCTCATGAACGAGCGCATCGAGGCCCGCCATGCATGACGAGGTCCGTGCGTGGGTCGAGTCCTGCGCTGGTCCGGGCGAGGGCCTCGTGGTCCTCGAGCTTGGTTCGCAGGACATGAACGGCACCGTGCGTGGCCTCTGGCCTGACGCCGAGTGGATCGGCGTCGACATCGCACCGGGCCACGGCGTCGACATCGTGGCCGACGGGTGCACCTACCGGCACCCGACGCCGGTCGACGTGGTGGTCTCGTGCGAGGTGCTGGAGCACCTGGAGACCTGGCCCGAACTTGTAGCGAATGCGGCTGCGAATCTGACCGGTGGTGGCCTCTTCGTGGGCACGTGCGCTGGTCCTGGCCGCTCGCCCCACTCGGGCGTGCGTCCTGAGCCCGGGATGGTCGACGGCGAGTTCTACGCCAACGTCGCCCAGGACCAGTTCGAGTCCGTGGCTTCTGCTCACTTCTCATCCGTCCACGCCCAGCTGCGTGGGACCGACCTTCAGTGGAGGTGCACCAAGTGAGAACCGCACCTCGCCGCCGTCGTCGCTCTGGCGGCAACAACCCGCCCGACCTCGGGTGGCACGACTTCTACTGGGCAGAGGACCAGCCCACGGGCGAGATCAACGGCACCTGGTCCCCGCGCTTCGGCAGCGGCGCCGTGACGGCCTCGGCCACCGGGCCGGTGGTGCGCGTCGGCGGCTCGGACTTCGCCGGCAAGAAGTACGTCGAGCACAACTCGACCGCCGAGCATCTCTACAAGGCGCAGGCCAGCCTCGCCAACGGGTTCGTCATCGTCTGCTACGGGCAGGTCGCCGACACCCAGGGCACCGGCACGTGGTCGCTCTTCGACTCCTACACCGACGGCACCGCGCCGACGGATCGATGCATGGCCCAGTTCGTCGACGCCGCGCTGGACCAGGAGCGCATCAACGGCGGCACGCAGCTTCAGGACAACTGGGGTGCGAACACGAACGACGAGCTGTGGGAGATCCACTTCAACGGCAACTCGTCGGGCTGGCTCCGTGACGGGGTCCAGACCCTCGGCCCCGGCGCAGGTGGCAGCAACGCCATGGCTGGCCTCGTCATCGGTGGGCGCTTCGACCTCGGCGCAGGCGGCAACCCCGACAACTTCAACTGGGCCTATGCCGGCCGCGTCACCACGGCGAACTGGGCCGCAGGCCGGGCGCGCTTCCTGACCTGGCACAACAACACCTACGCCAAGGCGGTCGCGTAATGGGATCTCTCGCCATCGACAAGGACGAGATCGTTCGAGGCGACGACTACTCCTACACCGCCACGCTCCAGTCCAGCGGCGTCGCCTACAACGGCAGCACGTCCACCTGGTCGGCGAAGCTGCGGGAGACCACGGAGTCGTCCTCGACGCTGGCCACTATGAGCGTCGACACGACCAACGCCGCCACCGGCATCCTCGTGGTCTCGACGACCGACACCATCACCGCAGCGCTGACGGTCAACCGCGCCGTGTGGGATCTTCAGGAGACCACCGCAGCGGGCCTCATCTTCACCTGGGTGCAGGTGCAGTGCACCGTGGCTAAGGACGCGACGAGGTGAGCGGAGCGGCGACGGTCAACGTCGTCGCCAGCGCGTCGACGATCAACCGCACCACCCACGGGGCGACGATCAACCGCATCACGGGCAGCTCGACGATCAACCGCACGACCAACAACACGACGATCGTCAGCACCGGCACGACGACGATCAACCGCACCACGTCGGGCTCGACCATCGTGCGAGTCGTCGGCGGGGCCACGCTCGACGCCAACGCCATGGGGCAGGTCAAGTACCCGCTGCCTGCCATCGGCGCGCTCAAGATTGCCGGCCACTCGTACCTGCCGCACAACACGTCCTACATGGACGACAACGACGACAACCTCGCCCGCACTCTGCGGCGCCTGTTCGGGACCCGCCCCGAGGGCTACCACAACATGGCCGTGGCTGGCGGCGCGGTCAGCGACCACACCTCGAGCAGCTCGTGGTCCAAGGTCGTCGCCGACACGACGCCCAGCCGCACGTTCCCGTACACGCCCGACTGCGGCCTGGCGGTCGTCAGCTACGGCACGAACGACGCCATCATCGGGACAGCGGTCAACGAGCAGACCGGCTACGCCGAGTCGATGAAGACGATCTTCTCCCGCCTCTGCGCCGCGGCCACCTTCGACAACGACAGCAGCACGATCAGCGGCGGGGCAGGGTGGACCAACACCGACCACGGCGCCACCGACATCGGTGGCGGCTCGGGCAACTGGGTGAGCAGCACCGTCGGCGCCATCCTCACCATCACCGTCCCGTCGGACTTCGAGGGCGGGTGGGTCGGCATCGTCTGCCCGGGCGCCTACGCCGGGGCGACGGGCACCGTCAAGGTAGACGGCACGACGCACGGCACCGTGACCACCGGCAACATGCACTCGTCGACCTACTCGACGAAGTACGCCGCGACGACGTACCGCATGGACCTGAGCGCCGGGGCGCACACGATCACCGTGACGGTCGCCACGCAGATCAACTCCGGTTCGCTCTACGTGAACGGCTGGCACATTGAGGCCACCCCGTCGCCAGTGATCGCCGTGCTGGAGAACGTCACCCCGAGCTCGCCCAGTGGCATCTGGTCGGGCATCACCGCCGCACGCCAGGCCACCTACAACGGCTGGCTCACCACGGCCATTGCCGACTTCAACACCGACACCGACGACGAGCCTGTCTTCCTGGTCAGCCTGGAGTCGCTGCTGAACGCCGACGACGCCTACTTCGCCACCGATGGCCTGCACCCGAACCCACGTGGCGCAGCGCTGATCGCGCAGGAGGTCTACAAGGGCGTCTACGAGCGCATCCGCAACGGGAACGCCGGGATGCGGAACCTCGCCGGGTACTGGGGCGACGCCGACCCCGAGGTCAGCTTCGACTGGCTGCGCTCCGACTGGGACGTGCACGAGTGGGTGAACGACACCTTCACCCGTGACGACGACGCCACGGGCCTCGGCACCGGGGAGTCGGGCCACGAGTGGACGGTCGTGGACTCGACGGGCGTGGCGGCCACGCTCGGCATCTCATCGAACCAGGCGTACCTGCCGAGCGGCTCGACGAGGGCCATCGCCGTGACCGACACCGGCAGCCCCGACGGCGAGTGGACCATCG